CGCACCTTCCCGCTCACCCTGCGTGTTTTGGCCACAGACCGTTTACGAGATTTCGTGGGCTCCTCCATTGCCAGTTGAGACAATTGGGCGGTCATGGGTTCATCCATCACGGGGGAATCCACCGTACAATTTCGCTTAACAATTGATGTGTTTCCTGATTGAAGTCGTTGACTGGTACATAATACGATTGGGGCACCCATATTATGCAGACGGGGGTGGGACGTGTGTTTCGCGGATCGCCCTCGCACCTTCAATTGGCGACCAGACGATTTCCTGCCACTGCCACCACTGCCACCCCTGCCACCACTGCCACCACTGCCACCACTGCCACCACTGCCACCACTGCCACCCAACATCCCGTGCGAATCGGTGGAACCAAATGTTTCATGTGTGGATGCCATTACACACACATGAGATAAATGCACGTTATTAGAAACGAATGGGTGTGGTGTGGTGTGGTGGGCCACTACTCCACCACCCCCATCTCCATATCCCCATCGTCCGACTCATCATCATCATAGTGTCTCACCACATGTATCTGCTCACGCTTCTCGCGACCCTTTAGTTCGCGAATGGTATCCATCACGGCTCCCGAATCAATCCCGTGCTCCTTTAGTGCGGCGATGACAACCTTTTGGGTTAGCGACGCGGATCGTGATTTGTTCTTGAATTCAATGGACCCTCCTGGAATATTCACCCGATTCCCCAACATCCCATGTTCCTCTACATGGTCCAGTAAATTGGCGGTGATATCGTCCTGCGTATCGTCCAAGTCGTCCATTTGCTGTCTAAGCGATACGATCCGGTCGTCATTTTCTATCCATTGGAGGATCAGTCGTTTCAATTCGGTGATTTTTGAAGAGTGGCTCATTACGATGGGACTATATTTATTCTTGGAGGATGGGACGTGTGGTGTGGTGGTGTGTGGTGGTGTGTGGTGTGTGGGTATCCACCAAAACAGTATATAGATTCCCCAGGGGTACATGGTATACACAACACCCATCATGGCAACCTTTGTGAACTGGATGAACCGTCCCCAAAAGAAACAATCTGCTCGTCCCATGACGAATAACCAGGTTAAAATAATATCCGGCGAAGAAATGCATCAATTCATGAACTCCTTTCCTACTTCTATACGGATTTCTTATGGGAAGAAACTCCATAAGAAATCCGATCTCAGCCCCAAACCCAGCACTCATGTATTGGTACCTAAGGGGATCAAGGCGTATGCGTGGTTCACTTCGTACATGGGATCCCCCGTGTGTGCGATGATTGACCTTGACCGCCAAGGAACCCCGTCTAAAATTAGAATTCACCCCACCATATTTGAGCCCAGTCTTTCCTACGGCACGATCCTATACGGCACAATGGTAAATTCCATCGCAGGAAAACATAAATACCTCGTGTGCGATAATGTATTCCAGTACAAGGGGGTGGATATGACCCACTCGTCGTACTCGGATAAACTGTCCACCATTCACACGGTGATGTGCGGCGATATTTCATCCACGGTATACTCGCACAATTTCATGTCTTTCGCAACCCCGTGTATGTTTGACTCGTTTGATGCCGCCGCACATACCATGCAACATTCATCCCTGATGGCGTACACTCCGTATTGCGTCCAATCATGGCTCAACGGCGATTCTCGCCCGTACGGAATAGTCCATTCCCAGGAAATCGCATCATTCTGTGGTGCATCAAATGGTCCCACACCACTCGGTGGATATCGTGTGCCAACTCCCACCAACACATCGTCGGTGAATTCCTTTTCACCACTTTCCACGCCCACAACTGGTCCAACCAGACAGGTGCCATCAAATAATGTATCCCGTCCAGCCACCACCACCAATCTCATGATTCGGTGCGAGTCAGCCCAAGATACATACTCCTACTACGACGAACGCTCAAGAACGCGCAAAAATCTATGTGTCCCCACATTCAAGAATAGTGTCACGATGAATACGATTTTCAGGAATTACAAGGAAAACACGAATCTTGATGCGATGGAAGAATCCGATTCAGATGATGATTTTGAAGATATATCGGATGATAAGTACAGCCATGTTGGGGAGGAGCGGAATATTTCGTGCGTCTATGATAAGGCGTTGTCTGGATGGGTGGGGGTGGGGGTGGGGGTGGGAGTGGGAGGATGATATCAGAACATTATCTCCACATAATAAAACGCCATGTATTCGTTCCTGTTAACTCGGCCACGAGATAGTCGTCCAAATCCAGAAACGTACGAATCGTGTGTTGTGGTGGATGGCCCAACCATTACAACCAAGGAAAAATATCCCAAAAAATGCGCGTTCAGTGATGCATCTCAAATCCAAACAGTGAACGACCATATGTACGGCGCAACATTACGACCCCACTTGAAAACCATGATTCGCAATAGTTCGGGGGTAGCGCGTGACCACCGAAGCGGTATCCAAGTAATGACAGTTATTGGCTTTGGGGTATCGGGGTCGGGGAAAACGTACAGTTTGTTAGGAATGGATTCGTCGGGTACCCATAACAAGGATAGTTTGTTGCGAGGAGTGATTGGTGATTTGGGGGACGCACATGATAAATCCATTTCCATTGAAATAACACAAGTGTACTGTAATCAGGTGCTGGTGTTGTGCGAACGTCAGACAACGTCGTATTCCCATATCATGAGCGTGATAACCGAATCCTTCAAATTGTGGAAACAGCAGAAATTGCGAACCCATAATTCATCCCGGGCACATTTATGTATTCGTCTCATGTGCAAGACCCACGAAGTTCGCATAATTGATACGGCGGGCTTTGAAAAACCGGACGATGAGCGGGAACACAAGGAAACCGTTCACATTAATAGGGATATGTTGGCAATGAAAGAATGTATTCGAAAAATACACATGTTGTCAAAAAAACCATCGGTGAATGGTGTGATACCGCCCACAGCACAACCACATATTCCGTACCGTCAACGAACCCTGACCAACGTACTGTTCCGAGACACGAAATTTAAACATGGAACTATCGCCGATCACACAATATTCGTATTTGGGGCAATTGATCCATACGCATCAAGTGAAGAATGCGCGGCGCGCCACATTGAAGCGAACCCTAAACACCCCCGATTGGCAACCGTTACGAATACGCTCCAATATATTTCCATGATTGGTGGAGCCGATTTGACGACAATGAAACGCGAGAAACCAGTGATTCCCGCGATTATTCCCGTTCGTCGCCCACGATCAAATTCCGTACCGGACAATGTTTCCCCGCGACAACCAATTATGCCCCCGAAACATTTGCCCGCACTTGTCAAAGTATCCGAATCATCTGTGGAGAGGAGACATAAGCGGTTGGTGAAAAGGATGGATGTGGTGGATGTGGTGGATTCGAGTCATGGTTCTCAGCAAGATGGAGGATCACCTAAGCCACCAGCACCCCCTGCACAAAACCCCCCGCCAGTCGCGCCACCGCGCACCACCACCCCATCCCTCCCACCCCAAATCATGAAATATATCCACAACCAAATGACGCTACTCGATCGATTCCTCAAGTATGATTACAGTACCCAGTACCGCGAAGTGATGGAAACGGTGAACGATCAACAAGTGTTGGCATCCAATATTCTGCTGGATATCGTGTATGATGTGAGTAATGCGCGGGAATTTGGTGCGGTCGATAACGGCAAAAAATTGATTTAACGAGTACACGACATTGTTATTTATACAATCACAATGTCTTCTTTCACTTCCAGTGCCGCGTCCAGTACCAGTGCGACCAAATCCGCCGCATCCACCGCATCCACCACCACCACCCCCAAGGTATCCAACTATACCGATGAGGGGGAGGAACTCAAGTTCACGCTCGCAGGTGTGGATATGAGTATTGCAAACGGACTCCGCCGCATAATCCTATCGGATATTCGCAGTGTGGTGTTCCGCGCATTCCCTCACGAGGAATGTCTGATAGATATCACCACCAACACGAGCCGCTTCAACAATGAGATGATCAAACAGCGATTGAGTTGTGTTCCCATCCATATCGCCGACCACGAGTTCCCCATAGACGAACATGTGGTGGAGTTGAAAGTCCGCAATACCGAAGAGCATATCGTGTATGCGACCAGCGGGGATTTCATGATTAAGAATACCAAGACGGACAGTTATTTGACAAAGGAAATGGTGGCGAAGATTTTCCCAGCGGACCCCATCAGTGGCGGACATATTGACCTGGTCAGGTTACGCCCAAATGTTTCGGGACACAAGAAGGGGGAGGAGATTTCGCTCATTGCAAAGTTGGATTGGGGAACCCAGGGGGAGAATGGCGCGTTCAATTCCGTCTCCACCTGTCTCTACGCCAACACCCTTGACCCCGTGGCCGCCAACAAGCGGTGGACGGAGCGCGAGAAGGAAATGAAATCGGCGGGAAGTGATGCGGGAACCATCCAATCGGCGAAACAGGATTGGGGGTACTTGGATTCGTTCCGGTCGTACAAGGCCAATAGTTATGATTTCACAATCGAGTCGGTGGGGGTATGGAAGAATCAGGAGATTGTTCGGATGGGGTGCGAGGCGATGATTCGTCGCCTGAAGGAGTTTGCGAATGCGGTTCAGACCCAACAGCACGAATTGATCCGTCCGTCCAACACGACCATTCGCGATGGGTACGATGTGGTGATGAAGAATGAGGACTATACGTTGGGGAAAGTGGTTGAATATTTCCTGTACACGGAGTACTATGCGAAGACGGGTGCGGGAAGTGCCCCATTCTTATCCTACTGTGGATTCGCCAAGCCGCACCCACATATTAATGAATCGGTGATTCGAGTCGCGACCCGCCAGCCTGTGAATGGATTGGGGGATATTGTGGGGATGGTGGTGGACGCTTGTGAGCGCGGCGTGGTTACGTACACGGCGATCAGTGAATACTTTAGGTAGTGGGTGGCTGTGTGTGGTGCGGTGATATATTTTTATACATATATATATATATATATATATATCATAACAAGGTATGATATTTATTGGATTTGTAAACACGGATAGTGCCCGAGTGGTTGAGATATTAGACGAAACAGAGGCATCCGAATTTACAACGATTGATGAATACACGACAACCGTTAAAGTGTATACTTTCGGTAATAAAAATTTTTACAGATATGGAATTACCAATTTAACAGCCAATACGAAATATACGATTAATACGACATCATGTTTCACCACTCTTAAGGAGAATTCCGACCCAACAATTATGTATGCGAGTTGCGACGGAAGAGATTTGTACGATCCCGGACGTAAAGATCCAGCAAAGCACTGGAAGATATTTAAATCTCACGCAGAACAAATAAATGCGGACTTCATCATTCATGGAGGAGATAATATATACATGGACAATGTGTTCTTGGATATTATTGAACTTACGGAAAATCATATTGATTCAACAACTAGTCGCCAAATGGAACAGATGATTAACAATCATTATATTTCCCATTTTTCCCAACCAGATAAATTATTCTGTATGCAACATTATTCGAATATTATGACAATTGACGATCACGATATAATAGATGATTATGGTCAAACGAACAATATTCCACAATTTACAGATGATAGTTTGAAAAGAAATGTTGTTATTAGTCATGTAACCATTGAGAAATATAACCATATATGCCAGTGTATGAAACGAGCATACCTCGTATATCAACATTTGTTAATTGCCGACTTTGATCAAGCGGATAGTCCCGGAACCGTATATTTATATAAATCATTTGATATTGGAAATGTTAGATTGATTTTAACAGATAATCGGTATGAGCGGAAATTTTTAAGACCGGATAAAATGAACGGTGTGTTTGGATCCGCTCAGATGGATTGGATACTCGCACAAATGCAGGATGCGGATGATTTGAAAATGAAAACGTACATTGTATCTTCTACGCCACTCATTAGTTGGTCTAAATGGAATATACGATTCCTGAATATGGTAGGGAAGCCATATTTAAATGATGGATCCTTTACAGACGATATTGCGAAATCAACTGAAAAGAAACGTATATTAGAGCAAGCAGAAAAATATCGTGATAGAGTTCTGTTTATTAGTGGCGATCTTCATGTAGGGTATTTTGGTGATGAGGGTAATATCACGCAAATTGTTTCTTCGCCGATATCAACTTCCCCAAATGACGATTTGTTGTTTACATTATTAACCCGTTTCATATTTCCAACGATTAGGATGAAATCGCATTTTTTAGTTGAAAACAATTTCGCAATCATACGACCTGCCCATTATGAACTTATTGGCGAGTATACTACGATTAAATATTCACCAGATATGAAATTCCTTACATGGTTTGCACCATTTTGCGAAGAATAGTCCATGATACAAAAAAGAATTGTATCATGGCCTGTGTTGGGAGTGGGGGAGTGAACTCATTTGGGTCCTGATACAAGTAAATATTCAAATACCGAGAAGGTTCTAATCGGATAATGTAGAATATCTCACCCCAATGTAATGGGAAGTGAGACGCGCAAGGTGGGATACAGGAAATCGCATGGTGTTCGTCGTATGCGACGCACGCACCACCGCGCATCCCGTGCATCGAAAATAATTCCCCATTTATATGCATCTGCACGTCCTTCCCTCCAAATGGTCCTTCGGCGAAAATTCACAACCATCATTGATTTAACGGTTGGCGGCGAACCGACCCGAACTCGCGATGCGTACAGAGCGAACCATATCATGTACATCCATTCACCTGTACGCAATGGATTCCCGCCCACATCCCGTCAAATGGATCGGTTGGAACAGGCTATTCGGGATTGTATCCGCAGCGGCGGTGAATGTCTGGTCCATTGTTGTGCGGGACATGGCCGAACTGGTACGGTAATCGCTGCATACTTGGTTGGGATGGGACGCACAGATGGGGATGAGGCGATCCGATTCGTGCGGTCAAAACGACGACGAAGTGTGGAGACGGCTCGACAAGAACAGTTTGTTCGGTTATACGGCGAAGAATAGTCCATGATACAAAAAAGAATTGTATCATGGCCTGTGTTGGGAGTGGGGGAGTGAACTCATTTGGGTCCTGATACAAGTAAATATTCAAATACCGAGAAGGTTCGGACGTTCTCACTGGTGTCGGGATCATTGTTAGCCAAATGTCGCACGTTTGGTGGCATTCCCCTGAAATATTTCGCATCAAACGTATCAATCATATCGTACAAATCGTCTGGCTCAATACTCATGTTCTCAGAGTATCCCTTGGTGCGATCAATGATAACATTGGTCATACCTTCCAACCAATGTTTGATCAACGGTTGGTCTTTGGATGGGTAAGTGGGGGTGGCGGTAAATGTCAAAGTCATGGTTTTTTGTTTGATTTGTGTATGTAGATCTATGGTTCCATTGCGAATCAATTTTGAAACATTTCAGAGAATCCCGTGTCCCGCAATACGGCCGATGACAGTGCCAACGACATCACCATCGCCACCCCTGCATGGAAAGCGATTTTGCGGTCAAATGAGCCGAATGTACCCACGTCCGCACCGCCGAGAAATGGGGGACGGAACCGCCACAACAGGAACAACGCCACGTACACGTGTATGAATGTGCGCACCATTTCCACGTATTTCGGTGCGAGGAAGGAAATGCCTATGATTGTGGTGGCGTACACGGCGTACGAAACGTACACTGCCCCGTCAAACAGTTGTTTGTGGGAATATGAGGAGAAGACCGATAAGACCATTGTATGAAGTGGACACGTACACTATCACGATATAATGTGTCACGGTAATGTATCAATGACTCGCAAGACCTACACCCAATTCAACAATCTGGAAGATCAAGTGGCGATGAACACGCGCATGTACGCCCACGTGGTTCCGTCGTTGGATGAGGCGGAACACCATAATATGCTGGAACCATCGTTCGATCCGCGCGCCACACCCACGCGATACACGCGCCTCCAAACCATTCCTCAGCGGGCCACCCCGTTGGTTAGCAAGGAACCGCGCGAGGCGTACGACCAATCCAATGCGAATGGGCGGCTGTACTCGCGGGGTCCCTTCAACGGGTTCGCCGCCAATGTGGATAGCGAGACCGTGTTGCGAAACCAAGTGGTTCCATTGGGACGAAGTGATGTTCATCAATATATCCCCTCCACGGGGAGCGATATGTACGTGACGCAACAAGCGAGTCTCTCGAACCGACTTCCAGGAGTCAACACCAGACAGTTCCAGGGACTATTTGAGGAGCAGAAGTTTAGGCCACACAACCCCAATGTATTGGGTGGGGGAGGGAATGTGTTTTCCAATCATACAAGGGAACAGCGGAATGAGTGAGTGGGGGCAAAATGTGTGTCCGCTGCGTAGTAAATCGATGGATTTTCGTCTCCTCTCATTGTAACACATTATGCGAAAGGGGTTGACCGACGTGGATGCCATCACTCTGAAATATTTCACAAACTCCCAATATGCAGTGGATGAAACGAAAGATACAATCGAACCCGACTCTATCCCTCGCACAGTTCCCTCCCTATACAAAGAGAGAATAACGACCCTTTTCAATAATTTGGTCAATGAAACTCCCACGGCGGAAACGACTGATAAATTGGAGTCCATTTTCCGGGCATTTGTCGCCGAATCCGTGTCCATGTATAGGACGATCGATGCAATGCCGCAACAGCGCTCTTTGGATACCATTGATACCCAGGATATTGCCATCCACGAACTGGATAAAGATTTGGTGAAGCAAATAGGAACTTCCGGGAAACGCGCGATGGAGGAGTTCGTTCAGTACAACAGCGTATCCAAACTACCCGACCCACCGAGAATTGATGGAGGGGATAAAATATCACCATATGGTAGTGATGGTAGTGATGGGTGCGACGGGAAAAAAATACGCACGAAATCGGGTGGGAAGAAAATCATTAAACGGAAGAAAAAGGTCGGGAAGGACCCGACGGATGCTGTGTGTAAGTCAGCGAACCCGTCAGCGAACCCGTCAGCGAACCCGTCAGCGAACCCGTCAGCGGATAAAAAAAAGAGGAGGAGGAAAAGGCAGGACGACAAGAAAGACGCGGTACACGCATAGGTCGCGCGCACACACGACCGCCGATACATGCGATCCCGCCACTCCCCGCGATTCCCCCTACACGTGTTTCAGTCTCCCCCAATTGCGCGAACTCCGCGACTCGTGGAACGTGCGACATCCCGATGTGATGATAAGAGCCAACTCCAAGCGGGATATATGGAAGGCGCTCCATGCGAACAATAAGAATTCGTGCGATCGCGAATCGTGTTGGATGAGCCAGGAGTTTGCGAAGCATAAGGTTGCGGATGATGGATGGAAACATGTGTTTGCACCGAAAGCACCCGATTCGTGGAAACGGAATCCCATTGAATGGTTGACTAGTACGGATATCACGTCGGTCATGAAACGATACGAGTTAAAATACCCCGGGTTCGAATTCATTGGACCCGCACCAATTGATTTTGATTCGCCCGATGCGAAAACGAAAACATGTGTATGGGAAGAATTGTGTGATTTTTCCGTCGCAGATTGTATCGAGAGAGAGAAACACCAAATAGGTATAGTGTTCAACACCGATCCCCACTACAAACCTGGATCCCACTGGATCGCCATGTTTGTGGATTTGAAACAACAATTCATCTACTTCTTTGATAGCAACGGCGACCCGTGCCCCAAACAAATCACGGTATTGCGCGAACGCATCCAATCCCAAGCGGATAAGGCTGGAAAATCACTGGAATATAAATCCAATGTGGGAACCGCCCATCAACAGAAGAACACCGAGTGTGGTATGTACTGTCTGTATTTCATCAGCAGTTTGCTTACAGGGAAACATGGGGTGGAAACCTTCACGTCCAAGAAATTCCGCGACCATACGATGGTTCGGCATCGCCAGGTGTTCTTTTCCTAGGAGGTTGGTGGGTCAGTGGATGCAATTCTCTCTTTATATTTTCCACATCGTACATTTCATTCTCTGTGTATATCAGGTGAAAAAATGAAATGTAAAGATACACCAATCAGTGTTATATTCCATGAGGACACATACATACATGTGTAAAATGATATAAATGATCACAAATAGGTGGATGCGAATGTGGACATATCAACAGATAAAAACACACTATGAACTGCATCGGGAATTTTAGACACTACCACATCATCCCCTAGTTGTGTTCCGTACTTATCGTAATCGGCGACATCCAATGTATTATCTGCCGTCGATGTATATTCCCAGAAAACTGATTTATCCGAACATAGTATTGTCACAGGGCATTTACAATTTCGTTCCCCACGCTGTATATAGGTCATCTCGCGAGAACATTCTATAATCCAACCGAAATATGTCGGAATTTCAAGTAATGATTTATAGTTCGGATTAAATGGTGTGATACCATATTCACCACTCGTTACAACGCTTGGAACCCCCGTATTGCTTTTGACATTTATATTGTTAACAATATTTGCTGGAAGTAGAGAACCAACCGATGAAAGAATATCCATAAACAATTCACTTTCCAAAAATGCACTGGAGTCCCACCATTCGGGCCTTCCATACCAATCAATTAGTGGCGATGATAAGATAACCTTCCTAACAAACATTGGGTCGGTGGTAGGAATCGCATGATTCTTGTACCACGTGTACGATATTCCAATCAATCCTCCGGTGGAATGACCAGTCAGCACATCCACACCATTGTACCCGTAATGCGAACAGGCAAAATCGATATATTTGTACAATTCGGATACATTGGCGAATGTTGAATATTTCGGGTGTTTCACATCCGATACAAACCCGAAATTTGGGAAACAAATGGCGTATAAATTGTACCCCGCATCACGATACATTTCCGCATACTCTTTATTGTAAAAGTAGTCGTTGTTTCCAGCAAGGTATATCACATTCTTTTTGTTTCCTGGTGTTTCCAGACGCGTGATACAGAATTTGACACCCGTGGATTTATGCGTGAAGGTATCATTGACGAAATCGCTTTCCAGCGGTGGAGAGGAGTGCAGGATTTCACAATATTCTTGGGTCACATCTTCAATTTCCTCCATGGTTGGTACTCTGGTTGGATCGGGGAATGACATGTTGGATTGTTTATTTGACGACAGAGTGATACACGGCGGGGGTGCCGACGTGATGGTGTGTTGGTTGATATCAATCGGTTCATTCTTGATTGATTCGTGTTCACGACCTTTATCGAAAATGGAAAGAAGTTTGAAACGGATGGCGATTGCGAATTCAGAGAAGGCCATGTTGGGGGTTATATATTGGCGTGATATATTCGCCACGGATTCATAAATTAATATATCCCCCCAATGTATCGCCGCACACACATGTCCTTCACCCGAATCAAATACGACAAAGCCCGCGAAGAAAAGTATCAACAACAATCATCTGATCCCGGGCGATGGGTACTGAATGTTCCAGGGAACGGTGACACACCGGCCTTCATGGAGGATCCGCATATCCGGCTCACGCACTGGGGCGGTAATTTGGCCCAGAACCCGTTGGCCATTGAGGATGATTTGCGAGGGATGACCCGGAACTTGAATCGCGATAACATTGATAAGGATTACCAATCGCACGCCACCCCATACCGTTCCAACATCGCCGCGTACCCCGCGAATGAAACGCTGACCGTGAACCAATCGCGCGCCACCCATCCCGCGTGGATGACCAGAGGAGTACAGAAATCACGGTGGGATACGCCATTGGAAGATCCCCAGGCCCATACCGTGATTCCCTTCACACACAATGTGGGTTCACGGATGGGCGATAAAGATTCGTTTGATATGGCGAATGGTGGTAAAAGGTGAGTATGAGTCTAACGAAATGAAATCGAAATGAAATCGAAATTCAAAAACATTCAGTCCAACGACCACTCATAATACCACAGACAATCATATTTTGCACATTATTTGTTATATTATATATATAATATAATGGATTATATTGAAAAGCAAAATTGTTTGTTTGTTTTCAAGACGTTATTAAATTTCTACAACACGAATCTTGTGATTACCAATCCTGTATATGATGATACTCAACCATCCAAATCATTTGAAAAAACAATCTTCAACCATATTTTTCACGATTCCGCATTGGGGTTACTTCCGCATACTATAGCGGGTACAGTGTATGATTTCAAATCAGCAAAAAAACTGGTGTTATCCACGTTTATAGGACGACAATGGCCCACATCAACATATACATTTGCGAATGAATCGGATTATATCGATGTAATGCAGTCGGTAAATTTTACAGTAGAACCATCGCCGTTATATCAAAAGAACTTACTTAACGATTACATCGCCAACTATGTCGGGTATGGGGTGGTTTCACGAAACATCGACAACGTATATGTAATATGTACGCGGCACTTGAAACAATTTGAAATTCGCGAAGGATATTCCAATTTAGACTGTGTTGTATATTTGGATGATACCATGGAATTTGATTATTGTGAAATCGGCGGAAACAAACGAACTGATGAATTGGCGATCAGAGAATGTATTACCGCTATTACAACAATGGTACAAATTGAAGAACATCTAGGAAAAGTTCATTTCGCAACATCTGATAAGTTCAATGTATTGTTACACACACTGGATAAAAAAAACCCGGTCCATCGTTTGTTACTTCCCATTACACATAAACCATACTCGGCCAATGAATCCGGGGCAATTTCATTATTAGGACAAACTGGGTTATGCACTTGGTTCAATTTCACGAGAAAGGGGGTAGGTCAATGTTTTGAATATGCGATAAACAAATTCAATATACGTGATACGCTGATACCGAAAAAAAACATACCAGGAGAATCTCCAATTCATAAACACCAACATATGTGGTTTGATTGTATTCGCAATTTTGTATCTGAATTTTTATCCATCCAAACTTCTCTGGACTGTGATGATTTCATAATCTTGTTGAAGGAAAACTACAATGGGATATACGACGAAACGACATCCAAATTAGAAAATATGATAGATATTTGTACCATGGTGATATACTCTAATATTATTCATGAATGCTGCTCCAATCCTGGAATTACTAAATTCACAATGAATCCATTCGCTATATCCACAAGTTGGAAACAAAATGATAGTTTGTATATGATTGACAAGATCAATAATTTAGGACAGCAAACACTTGCTAATTTTCTATCATGGATCACAAGTTCGGATGCAATTCGTCTGAACGATGAGCGGTGGATAGATATGTGTTGCGTGAATGACGTGGAAAAGAAAATTTATAATCGTTTTATGAGCGCGATGTTGACATTGGATATACCGGTAGATGCCGTTTTACATTCCAATAATATAAGTTCGTCCATAGCGTACTAAAACTGTCCATAATGATATCGGATCGCGGATGGGTGACAAGGACAATTGCGATTGGGGTCAGTGTACCCTCACCACAACGGTGCAAACATTTCATTCAACTCCCGCATCCACTCCGCGCACACATTCGGCGGCTCATCTGTGAACGTGATCTGTGCCATGTATGAGCCGTCCGCCGCAAACTCGTCCACCACCAGTTCGCGGTACGTCACGGGTGCACCCATATCAGTCATGGCTTTTCGTTCGGTTCCACTCACCACGCGCTGTGTGGTATCCCACGTAACGTTCCCATCCGCGTCCCGCTGGATAAGCCGGCGTTCCGTTCCCGCCGCATTCAAACTCACGTCCCAAATGTTTGCATCATATAATAGGTCCCCCAGCACATGACCCCACGTATACTTCGTATCGCTCCAGTACACGGATGCGTAGGTGGGGATGGGAATGGGAATGGGAACAATCCATCCCCTGAACCAAACATCCTGGTAGAACGGGACGGCGGGCGATCGATTGTTTTGCGGGAAGGTTGGGTTGGGTACGGATGTCTTTGGTATTTTTGTCATTTTTGTCATTTACATAGCATGACAAAAATATTTCAATGGGTTTCACTACCCATCGCCACATTACCCACGCATACCACGAACCACCGTATAATACACCATGATGAAGGCACATAATCCTAACACTCCATATACGAAAATTGTATTTTCGCCCGATACCATCGCGTGGATCGCAACGGCCATCACCAACAACGCGACGATCAGCCACACAACGTACATGCGGAATGTATACGTCGTCTGTTCGCCTCCCGTATCGAACCGTCCCTTTGCATTAACCAGGTTAGCCTGATTGTTCGCAACCTGTCCTTGTTGAGATGCCAGTGAACCAACTTCCTCCTCAAGTGCCGTTTGCTGAGTCGCCACTTGTGTCCGCACTTCCCCGCCACCTTCCTGCAATTCCTTGGTGGCATCCAGCGCCTCGGCTCCCTTGGCAATTAATTCCGACTGGTGTGCGATGAATAGGGTGAAGAGGGTTGTACTCATCCCACTGACTCCACATTGGGCGCCTTCCTCGTACCCGGTGCCATCTGCAATCGCAGCAAACTCCGTATTGGTAACCTGCATCGTTTCCCCATTGGCACAAGTATCGCCCGCAGTGCCTTCGAACACGTGTTTGAACCCCAGTACGTCCACCCATGCATTGGAACCAGAAGCAGATGTGATGAATTTCCCACTTACATTGCACGGCTCATTCATGTTCATCGGTGTCATGTTCCCCGATTCGCCCCCCATTTCAGTTGACCCCGCCTTTGATTTCAATTCCGCCAAATGCGCGGCGGAAATATGATTCACCACATCCATGGTCCCGCCTTTGCACGATTCGGGACGCGTCAACCAGGCAGACCCAATTCCGTTCCATTTTCCACCATTCACCCCCACCCATTTACGAGGAAACCCAAAGGGAGAAATGTAGTACCGTTCGCTGGTATCATTGGTATCACTAGTTTCATCGTACACGGCGACATGTTTTCCGTAATACTGGGATAAATGGGGAATGATTTTGGGGACGACGATATCGTCGCCGTTCTCATCCATGAATTTCGTGTATGCCGCGCGTGCCACTTTATATCCAGCCATCAATCCCGTGTACCGCGCCGATGAACTGATTTCGCTCGCCACCACTTTATTCCATTGTGTGATATTTCTCTCTCCTACATGGGTTGGAAACGTACAGGGGGTTGATGATGAGTATGTTTCGCCTCTTCCAACACCAACATAATCAGCAGGAGATACACCCGATACAGCGGAGGTCGTTCCCTTCAGTGCACCACAAGATTCATCCGCCGCCGCGATTCCACCTTCGAATTTACGGTACAGTCCAGTGGTCGGTTCGATCCATCCATTCTCACCTCCATCCTCGGACTCAATGAATTTCCCATCAATTCCACACTGGGTGGTGGCGGACATCGCATTGATGGCCTCTCCGTTGGCGTTGAAATTTTGTCCTCCGTTCAACAATAAATTGTCGAATTCCTCATCGGTGATGGCTGACCCGGATGTATATTCCATCGCCTCAGCACATCCTGGGCCGTCCGTGCCCGCCGTTTTGCGAATGATTCCAAATTCGTTCACATAGTAGTATCCAGTGGGACGACCGGTGCCTTGATAATTAACGACTTTCCCGTAATATTTGAGAACTGGCCATAGTTTGGGTGAAATGGGTCCAAATTTGGTGGCGGATTCGCCGTGCAATGCCTGAAGTTCTTGGATGGAGACTATCCCGTCACCGTCTTCATCGCCTGCTAGACCGCCATCCAATCCCTCAATGATTCGTTTCCGGAAGAAACTGCCCTGCGAATCCGCCGATGAACCCATGGTGGCGTGTGTGCTGGTCGCACCACCACCATCACCACCATCACCATCACCACCATCACCACCATCTAAAAATCCCGATACTATTTTGGAAATATCTGGAATCAATCCCATGTATGTGTATACACTGGGATGTGAAAAAATATAAATTAAAACATTGCTCATTACACGTTATCATCAGTTGGTTCCATTGTGGGGGCGACCGTATCCGCGTCCACCACATCTGTCATCTCAAGTGTCACGCCCTCCCCACCGCCACCCTCCCCAGCACCTCGCCTCTGCCTTTTCCTAATCCCTGCCAACATTCCACCGAATGACCCACTCACCAATTTCGTCGCGTGGGCCTCCGCATCCGCATCGTCCAAGTTATCGGTGATCTCTTCCGCGGTAGGGTCGCGGTCATACTCCACACGGAACTCATCAATAAACTCTTTCACGCGTTTCTCTCTTTGACTCATCTCTAAAGTCTCGACCACCACATCCGCCATTCGGGTTTGACGTTTCGTGGGAATGGCTGGCAAAGGATTGTTGGGTGGTACGTAAATGGAATCCCGGGTGGGTTTGATGTGACTGCACACATCGGGTGCCTGGACGGACCGGAACAGTCGCTGGGCTTCATTGAGTTTATCCAACGGCGTGTCGGGTGCCACGAACTTTTTCTGGAACAGTGCCATGGATTTTTGGGGAACTTGGGGGGAGGTTTCCATCAACCGATCGAATTCGTCCTTGATGATTTTTATGAAATTTACAACTGGTATTCTCTCTTCGGGATGCTTGGCCAACTCCACACGGATGTTGCGGTACAATTTATCCCAGGAGATGGATGCGACCCTATGGGATTCGTTCAACTCGGCAATCTTCAGGAATTGTTGGATAGTGGTGATGATTCCCGCGGCGATATTCACACACCCCACAATCATGGAGAACATTGGTCTGTACTCCAAAGGAACCCGCTCCTGGGCGAAATTGGCCGTGCCCGTTAACGTGGACATTATGATCACGGGAATAGTGAACCACGTGTTGTACCGCGAGAATATATGGTTCGCGTCCGTGTACAGCCATCGGTAGCACGCGGCCTTGTCCGCCCAATCGGCCAGGATATTCTCATGTTGGTGAGTCCACCGAGGTTGTTGGGCGGTTGATCGTGCCGCATCATCTATTGTGGGATCGGTGGGATGCGTGTTCGGGATAAATTCGCTGTTTGTGGCTTTCATACTCATCGTACATTGAGGGGATATAAATCTGCTATGAAAATGTCTTGTGGTAGGCATGCTCGTTGCACCGACGAGACAAAAATATCACCATTGTATAATGACAGGCACATCAGGTTCCAACTCCTTCAAACTAGAATCCAAAGATTGGAAGAATATTTTTACAGTGGATTTGAAGGGTAATTCGGTGGCGGCACAGACCAAGATGACTGCGTATGATAAAGCCGTCAAGGCGCACACGAAATCATTGAGTGATGTGAGTGGAACATTTCACGGTATTTTGAATGGTATATCGGGTGAGTATGTCAACCAGAGGGATAACGGAACGTACCTGCCAATGATAAAGAATCCCGTGGTGGTTGATCAGGACGGAACTAAGGATACAATTTCGTCCGCCGCATCAACACTTTCCGACTTACATAGTGCCGTTCGTGCCTCAATAGAGGAGATTCGGGATGATATGAGTACTGCGGATACCGCATTTACAGGGAGTGATGGAACCATGCCTGCGTTCGGTTCTGCGTTGGATGACTACAATGTGGCGAAACAATACAATGATGTGGCGAAACAGCAGTACGCCCAGCAAACGGAAAATCACGTGATATCGCTCGCAACCAACGTTGCAATATTCGCCGGTGCGGTCGGCGTGGTTTACCTTGCGGTGAATGGTAGACAAAATCATATCATGCGGTGATATGGTTTATATTGAAAAATAGTAGGCGGGTTCGTTCGTACGTTGATTGTAACATGCGATTCTCAATGTACCTTCACTCAATATCAACATGGGTCAGGAAATGACGGCGACAACATACCTTTCGAATTCCCAACGAATCCATCACCAGCGCTTCCGGGGTCTTATCCACTGTATCCTTTGTCAGGTACTCAATCTCGGTCGGTTCCTTCCCCATTGATATCTTCTTGCGGGCGACCTCTGTCTGGTAGTGGCGGTATTTGTCCGCGATAGTCTTTCCGCAGGTAAAGCAGGATACTGGGATAATCATTGTGATGAGTGTGTGATGTATACATGAACGCACTGTATAAATCAATTTTTCGTCCTAACACAAATTCCGGATATGTACTATCCGATGTGTGAAAATTGCGATACGGAGGCGGATTGATGGTTTTCTGCTCCACGAAACCCATGTTCGTCTTCCACGCGCACCATATACCGTGCCAGAGCAATTGTCAAGTATACAGTTATTACCATCAAAATAACACCCACAGCCATTCCCACGTACGCTTTTGGATTACCACACGCCTTCATTGTCGTACATTATATGAATATTTTTCCTATACGAACTGTAAACACGGTAGATGACCGGAAATACTAAAATGAGTATAGGAATTGGATTGATTCTGTTCACAATGTTTATCAGTTGGATATGCGAAATCATCGCATCGTATTACTCCGCGGGTGGAGGAAAACTCATGGAATATATACGGACAATGGTTGCACTGTTGATCCTGCTGGAAGTCCTATTCCTAACTCTGCCAACAGAACGCACATCGTTCATGGGCGGTGCCGGTGCGTAAAATGCGGACCAATGTGGTTTTAAATTTTGGACGCATACCATTCGTCTGATTTGTATAGGAACAATCTGTTGGGAATATAGGGAGAAAATACCAAATGCTTAGCGAACGGTTCATGAATGATTTGGTACAGATGATAACCCAGGATGATGTTAAGAGAGAAATGAAGGTCGTGATGCGTCCGTATATAAATATGATATTGAAAGAGATATATCCATACCTGTACGTATCCCTCGTATTCGTATGTATAAGTTTTCTCATGACTCTATCTATCTTTGTTCTCTTGCTGAAAAAATCCCCCACCACGAATTAATTTCTCCACCCAATGTATAATGGCAAGTCTCATGGGAATGATGCAGAATATGCAAGGAGGTTCGGGGGGTCCGGGTGCGAGCATTGCCGATAGTGCCGCCCAAGTAGGTGGTCGTCGTAGACGTAGAACTGGGACCAAGAAAAAGAGATCCAGATCCAGATCCAGATCCAGATCCAGATCCAGATCCAGAAGAACGCGTAGTACCCAGCAACAACAGGGTGGGCGTCGTAGACGTAAGAGTGGGTCCAGGAAAAGGAAGTCCAGATCCAGATCCAGATCCAGATCCAGGAGAAGGCGTAGTACCCAGCAACAACAGGGTGGGCGTCGTAGACGTAAGAGTGGGTCCAGGAAAAGGAAGTCCAGATCCAGATCCAGATCCAGATCCAGATCCAGATCCAGATCCAGGAGAAGGCGTACAAAAAGGGGTGGAAATCTAGCGACATCCACTGCCCTCGGTGCGGCGGCGTACCTGGCCGCATCCAGGATGCGCAGCAGGAAGAGAAGGTGATCGGTGAGAAAACCCATCCTAAACAATAATATGCTATCACTACCCACAGTAATGTAAGCATCGAATTATTTTTTGTTCTTAAGCACACCTTTCATATTAGGACTCGCGTAATATGAAACTGGGGGAGTTGTGTCCTTGAACAGTACTGTATCCATATCGGTCAATGACGCGACCTTCGTTAATGGTTGGCTCACATCATTTGCCCACATGATTGTTGGCGGAGATGGAGATTGAGATTCGGTACCATAATTCGTCCACCAATGTTGCATTGATGTGCTTGAATGTACCAATCTCCTTCTGCGGATTTCATACAGGTCATCCATCTCGGTTAAACTCTTGGCTATCGCAGTATCAATTCTCAAATGAGACGTTGGTGTTCGGGTGGGGATGGGCGGGATGGGAGGGATGTCGTCAAACGGATTCGCGATTAAACTAAGAACCCATACTATGGCAGTGAGTAGCGGAGATAGTGGAGAATCTTCCATGGTTAGAGTGTTAGAGTGTGTATCATTACACAATCCAGGCAAGTGGATCAATTTTTACATCACTTTTTGGAGAACATATCCATTGAATATATGGATTTTTTTGATGGGGTTCTTGATGAAATGTCCCGATACGCCGTCTCGGGAATTTGTTCTACCATGGTTTTGTCGGGCGATATTGATTTTATGTTCAATAACCTGTCCTCAGTTTCCCTTGAATAATCAGTTGTTGATGGATTTATTCCCGATGGATTTGTTCCCGATGGATTTATTCCCGATGGATTTGTTCCCGATACAACTGTTCCTTTGCTATCGACTTTAACGCCCGTTTGCCGCTTAATCTCCTGTCGCACGTACCCAGGCACCCAATTCGCCCATGATACAAGCAGGAGATTTGGGTGTGTATATGCAACCTCAAACCCATTTTCCCGCATTTGAGACATTACGTGTTTCACGCACTCTGTATGATCGTAATGTGCGACACCCACTAATATCTCGGGTACAACGTACCAACAAAATTGTTCATCCACTCGCTGCCTGGATGTGAGACGAATCCTGTTGTGAAGACGACCCAGAATCTTATTATAGGTATTAAGTTTCTTCTCGTCCAGTGCCTGTTTCCGCTCGTATAATTCGTCAATATCAACTGTTCCTCCTCCAGAATCCGTGTCCCTGAGCGTAAATATATTATCCATCAATCTACTTAACCCTAAAGTGTGATTGGATAATATATTTGTGAGTATGACGAGCAAATGTGCGATACAACACATGATTATCACTGGTGGAGGTCCTATTGGGTTTGTGAATTATGGGATTATTCGATCTGCCGTCAAACGGGGTGCGGTGCGTGGCGTAGATATCCAATCGTACCACGGGATTTCCGCAGGAGGGATCGTATGTGCCATGATATGTTGCGGAATCGACTGGGTTGACCTGGACGATTATATCATCGGTCGACCCTGGGAAGAATTGTTATATGTATCCCCCGAACGATTGTTAGCGGCGTTCTCCAACGCGGGTGTGTTTGGAGACGATATCATACAGGATATGATGAGCCCATTATTACAAAGTGTTGGGTTGGGTGTAGATATTACATTGACGGAATTTCATGCGGCGACTGGAAAAACCCTGGCACTGTACGCCCACGATGTAAACTCGGACGGAATGGATTTGTGTGCGCTGTCGCACATTACGTACCCCGATATGAAATTGGTAACCGCCATACGCGCGACGTGCGCCCTCCCCCCCATCATTCGGCCAGTTGTGGTTGGGAAACAACACATGATTGACGGGGGGTTTGTCACAAATGTGCCCGTGAATGCAGGGGTTAATTTTGTCAGGCGGTATTTGGATGATACCGTGGATATCAATTCATTCTTTGTTATCCGAACAGTAGAATCGCTCCATAATAGTATCCCACCCCAAACAAACTTGACCGAGTTTATACTCGGGGTGGTTCGAAAAATGGCAAGAACCATTAAACAGGAATCGTCTCAGACGGATATTCCCAATACAGTTTGGATAGGTACCAATTCTCTACCGGGAGGAATGTCGTCGGTAGAGAATTGGAAATCAGCGATTGATTGTGTGCAGAAACGTAAATCACTAATACGAACGGGGTATAAAATATATAAAAGGTGGTACAAATCAAATGGTGGGGGGGAGGGTGGGGGTGATGCCTCCGTCCCTATTTCCAAGTAGGAATTTTCCTATATTGTCTATACTGGATTTGGGAATCTTGATCGCCTTGCCCGATTTGTTCACCCGAACCATTCCATCGAGACACGCGGGGTTTGTTCGAATCGCTTGTAAGAGACAGTCCAGCGAACCATATTGGGAAATGATGTGATTCGCCAGGTTCGCACTGACACCGGGGATCTGGGCCAACATGATTTCCGATATATTCTGGACGGTGATGTTGGATTTCTTGATGCGCGATGTGTGTACATCTGCGTATGTGCTGGGAGGGTTGGGATCAGGTGATTGTGACAACGTTGTGGACGGATGATTTGTTGTAATGGTCAACGTCCTATTCGTATAAAACATTTTCCTTCCCGCAAGAGTTTCGCGACCAATTTTGCGTGCCACCCCCAATATATAGTCGCATGTACGCGCCATATCGGGAACCTGTACCACACTAAATCCCTTGTAAAAATTCAAACTGTGGATGGCCGACACCAATGATGCGGTGGTGATGTTCGCTCGCTTTGAACTATTGTGGCGTTTGAACGGCGGTGTGTACCGATATACGTCGCCCTCAATCAAGTACACGATATTGTGGTTGTGGATCGCGCAATTGGTCATCCGGAAGGATTGTTCGGCGTACCGTCCATCGCGAATACTCGCCGCCAAATCCGCAGGGGTTTTGCGCTCGATTATGATGCGTTCGGTCAACACATCTACATCTCCGTCCATCGTATTCACGATTATATCGCCAATAGGTAGTTGGGCCGATACCACTTTAACCAACCCGTTGAATTCGGACATCAATACCCGCTGTAAAAATAATATATATAAATCTTTCTCGCGCGAATCAATCTGAATAACCACTGGAGTCGCTCTACTTCGCTCTAATACCTCGTTTCTGAATTCAGACATGTGTGGGGGATGGGGGCGCGTGCTATACAATATGACCCCACATTGCCTTTAATATGTTTTGAACCGACTCTATTTCACCGCATGACGTACATGGAATCCTCTCCACACAGATTGGATCCTGTACGCACATTGTTTGCGGATGGCAGATACGTGTCGGTCAATACACACCATATCCGCCTCACCGAACGCATCGTCCGTGTAATTCCCACCCCGAACATTCTTCCCGCCATACCGCGCCATCTCGTACCGCACCACGTCATCCAAATCCCACTCATCCTTCTCGGGATACTCACACACCACCTGGCACGGCATGTGGTCGATCAACCACAGACGGGCAACGTACGGCGACGAAACGATCGAGTGTACGATCGTATCCTTGGTCTCGGTATCACTGAATACCACGTACGCACCGGCCGACTGTGTCCTCAGTGTGAAAATTGGCATGATTGGCTCGGGGGGTTGAGTTGGAACGTGTGTTTGTGTTTGTGTTTGCTTGAATGGTATATATCTTGTATGAGAGAATCAATTTTTCAGCCCGTGGTGCGGTGGGAACACTCAAAATTTGGGATGTGAATGGCAGGAACCCTAGGCACATCCGGGGTGAACTTTTTACAATGTATTGAATATGTAACCAACCTCATGTAACAACATGAGGTTGGCACGTCCTGGTAATCACTCACATCATCACTTACGATGTTTGCGAATAGATTTCTTATTGGTGGATACCGACCGTTTTTGTGTTTTACCAGGTGAACTTTTGGATGAAGATTTTCTCCGAGATTTTCTCCGATTGGTTTTCTTGGTTCGGTTGGCGGATTTCTTCGGGTGAGACTGTGATGTACGAGCCGTGGTATCCACATCCCCCGACTTTCCCCCAGGAAGGTACCGCAAAAACCATTCATCCCATTCTTTCGTATTGCGTTTCTTCTTGAGTTTCTCAAACATCTTGGCTTTAGTCGCCCTGAAATCATCCAATGTTTCCTGCTTGCCATAACACTCAAGAGAGAATCGTCGTAATACACCCTTCTGAGACAGTCTATTATGTTTTTGGACTTCAAACAGGTACTCGGCTATACAAATGAGTCGTCGCATATCGTAGTAGGATCTGTCTGCGTACACGAATGCCAAATATATACTGAGTATCGTATCAATGGTCGCGATGCGAACATTTTGGCCCTGTACGGTGATTACATTGTAGTTATGACACGCCATTGGGTGGTATATGAACGCGACCGATTCCCCACCCACCAGTACCTCAATATGTTCCGGAATGATTTCCCCAGCCGCCGCGTGGATCTTCGTATCCGCCGCGTACCCCCTGGATTTCAACATCTTCACCGTTTTGCTAGCCACTTCATGGGGGTCGGTTGATATGACATCAAAGTCCGGTTCGCGGAACATGTCACGAACCCCCTTTCGTTTCATGTACCGCGAATATACCGCCGTGGCGAATCCGCCAAAGAACACGCATTTGTTTGAAATGAATGCGCCCCTCAATATATGGTAAATATCGCCAGTATCCCGATCGGGATCCTCAAACCTCCGCTGGAAATCAATTCCCGAGCATCGGTCCCCCTTCAAAGGGAAATGTTTATTCAAGAGAGAAATGCGCGTCAAGACCTTTTCCCAGCGACTGATATCTCCATCGGGTCGCGACAGTTCCAAGTACATACCCATCCGGAGAAGATTGGGTGGCGCATACCGAATTCCCTTCACATTGATGGAATCCCTGTATATAGTGTTGAATAGTTCGGGAACCATCTGGGTTATATCCGCAACGGGCATGAAATTCACAAATACCTTGTATGTTCCGTGATGGACCCCCGATTTCGCCTCCACATCAATGAATCCCGCTTTGTAATATATATCCGCCAACCGCTTCGCATCATCCATTGCATTCAAGGAATAGAAATCGTAATCGGGGAATTCTCTCGTCATATCATAAAATTGGTCTTTTTTGGGAAGAATATTGTTGATTGCTGTTCCTCCATAACACACCAACTTCCCGTTCGTTAAGAATGTCTCGACGATATGGATGATGCGGCGCACGTCGGGGGATTTGAGGATTCCAATATCTCTCTTTGTTTCTGCGACGGTCACTGCCCGCTTCAATATATTCATTTCTAAATCCGCGAATTTCTCGTCCGATAGGCGTGGCATAGGAGGGATACATTAAGTGTAGAAAATGTTGGAGGATTTGGTTGTTGCTACACCAGTGGCTAATCTTTTCCGACATTGGCAATTGCGTTTATACCGTCCGCAACAATCTTCTGTTTCGCCTCCACTTCGGGGCCAGACGGGACCACAATCTCGTACCCTGGATCATGTCGTTTGGCTTCCGGCTTTAGCACCCGAGACGGCGCATGTTGTGAATTTTTGAAGAACGTGTTGTACGTATCCAGGTGTGCGTCAGTGGCTGGTTTCGCATTCACTTGCATGGCAATGAACTGACATCCGTACGACAAAGGGAGGGCGGGATTGGGGTTCTTCTTTCCCGCCTCTGGGTATACAATGGTGAACTGGTTTCGGGTATTTTTCTCGTATTCTTTTGGATTTGAAAGCGCAATCAGTCCCGACGATTTCAAGGCCGTCATTGTACCCGATCCAAACACGATATTAGCGCATTCTTTCAATTTACTCTTTTGAAATGCAACCATCACCTCATCGCTCATCGCATCAACCATTACAATTACCTTTCCGATCGCACTATCAGTCATTGCATTCACATTGGAAACACTTCGTAATAACCGATTGGATAAATGAGTTCCCAAAGCATCCGAAATGTTATCCATCACAACAGGGTCCGTTGATTTTATTCGTAGGTTTATAAATAGGGGGGCGCTTGTTATGAATCCAGATACCTTGAGTTCCTTCATTGCCATGGAAAAAGGGATGGTATTTCCACTCGCCCATTCTGTCATTGAATCTTCAACAGATGATGCGATGACTGGAGCATTGGATACGGGGAGTGGGTGGATTTCAAAATCCAAACACCTGTATCCCTCCATGATAACCTTTTTCAACTGGGTGGTGGAAATGGTGGCATTTCTCTCATGTGATTCGGCACAGGCGTTGAATGCGGTCTTAACATGAAAATCACACAACCATGGCATACCAGTGTTTCCCTCTATTGTATATGTGAGCGGTGGTCGCCACAGGATGTACAGTAACGCACCTATCAACGCAATCATGAACAGGATCCATGCGTTATGTGGATGGATTTTACCACGAACCATTCTCCCGAATCGACTCTGTATCGTAGAGAGATTCATGCACGTGATACAATATACTATGAATAAAAGTGGCTCAAGTGGACCGCCAAATACAAAACAATCAACTTAGACACATTCCTCCATTTCCAAGTAATCACTGTACCAATGCCTGGTGGATTATTGAATATCGTCGCTTACGGAGACCAGAATGTGTTTATCCACGGCAACCCCACCAAAACCCATTTCAAGACCTCGTATGCAAAACACACGAATTTCGGGCTCCAGAAGTTTCGGATTGATTTTTCCGGTTCGCGAACCCTTCGTATGGACGAGCATACCACGATGGATTTTAAAATACCTCGGTACGCAGAATTGTTGATGGATACCTATGTGGTTGTGACGATGCCTCATATTTGGAGCCCGGTGATTCCTCCGGATAGCAGTGTGATGAGTGGTGACGGCACGGGCACCCCCGCCGCGGGCGCTCACACCCGATGGCGCCCCTATGATTTCAAGTGGATTGATAATCTGGGGTCGCAAATGATCCACGAGGTGGAACTCACCATTGGAAGCCAGACCATCCAGAAATTTTCGGGAGATTACATGCACAACATGGTACTGCGCGATTTCGGGGTCACGAAGCGAACCCTATACGACGAAATGACTGGGCACACAAAGGAGATGAACGACCCAGCGAATGCGTACGAGAGGCGCTCCCAGTATCCCACCGCATACTCGGGAGATGGAGCGGCATGCGAGCCGTCCATTCGCGGTCGGAAACTGTACATCCCTCTCAACACATGGTTCACAATGTCCAACAAAATGGCCTTTCCTCTGGCGAGTCTCCAGTACAACGAGTTGAACATCCGCATCACATTCCGCCCCATCCGCGATCTTTTCGTTATTCGGGACGTAATGTCTTCTTCCTACGACCCCACCGTCCCCACACTCTACACCCGCGCCCAAAAGGGGGTTCCAGACCACAGTTTCCACCGTTTCCTCCACAGTCCGCCGGGGCTACATGTGTTGACGGACGATTACCCGAGCGATAGGACGGATTGGACCACGGACATTCATCTGATTTCCACCTACGCATTTTTATCCGACGAGGAAGTGAAGTTGTTTTCCGGGGAATCGCAGACATACCTCATCAAGGAAGTGTACGAACATACGTTTCCCAATCTGGTGAACTCCAATCGGCAGGAAATTGTGAGTAATGGGATGGTATCCAGTTGGATGTGGTTCTTCCGGCGGTCGGATGCGGTGAGCCGGAACCAATGGTCGAATTACACGAACTGGCCCTACTTGTACCAACCGATCGATTTGTTGGTCGCGCCAACGGACGACGAATATGGGGTGGGAGGAATTGTGGGCGAGCGGTCCTATGGGCCTGGAACTGACCCGAATTCGTTTTACGGAAATTCATCCGTGCTTGATTTGGATACAAATACATTCATCACGGGAGATTATCGCCCCAACAACCACAAAAATATCATGGAGAAATGTGCAATGTTGTTTGACGGGAAGTACAGAGAGAACGAGATGGATGCGGG